CGAACATCAAGGCGAAGGACGGCACGTCGGCCGCGAGCATTGCGGACTCCACCGGCGTCGTGTCCTTCACGGCCAACCCGATCCTCTCCGGCGGCACCGCCAACGGCGTGCTGTATCTGAACGGCAGCAAGGTGGCGACGTCGGGGAGTGCGCTGACGTTTGATGGGACGAATCTTGCGACGACTGGAAATCTTGACTTTGGAACTGTAGGGGCAAAGATAAATTTCCCTACAACAAGTTCTGTAACAAAAAATTATGTTGGTGGCGCAGCGGACGGCTTTAGCCTTGAAATGGTCACGCAGCGCGGCGCTATACAGCCGATTAGTTATAAACAAGACTATAGCGTCGGACACGTTTGGAGTCTTACCGGCAGTGGCGCAATGGCGCTCACCTCAACGGGCCTCGGCATCGGGACGAGTTCGCCTGCAAGCAAGTTGCACGTTTCAAATACCGCAGCAGCAACTCGCATCACGATTACAGACGACGTTGCGGCAGGTCGATCCGGCTACATTGAGTCCAACTACAGCGATGCGCTGGTTATCGGTACTACCTCTGGCGTTCGTGGAATTCGTTTTTCACCGGATAACGCGCCGCGTATGTTTCTTAGCGTGGCGGGAGACCTCGGCATCGGGACGAGTTCGCCTGCGTATAAGTTGGATGTAAATACTGGGCAGATCCGCGCTAATGAAACTTCGACTGGATCGGGCGATGGCGGTTTAATTTCAGGAACTGTTAGTGCAAACGGCAATGCTGGCGTTTTGTTTCAAACAAACGCGGCGTCACGCTGGAACATTACTACGCTTGGAACTAACGGCGCATCACTTCGCATTTACAATTATGCACTCGCCTCGACCGTAGCCACATTCGACTCCTCCGGCAACCTCGGCTTGGGCGTCACGCCGAGTGCGTGGGGTACGACAAAGGCGCTGGAATTTAGTTACGGGGCTTTTTCTGCTAATTCTTCACTGGGTACTGATGTTTCTGGTAATTGCTATTACAACGGCACAAACTGGATTTATCGCGTCACAGGGGTAGCACTCCGATACAACCAAGCCACTGCTGGACACAGTTGGCATGTGGCCTCCGGCACCGCAGGCAACACCATCTCGTTCACGCAGGCGATGACGCTTGATGCGTCGGGGGATTTGCTTTTAGGCACCACAACCAGCGGCGGTTACAGACTTGACATGGTGGCTGGAAACGCCATCCGCGCAACAAGCGGCTCCACTTCTGCCGCTTTGTTCATCTCCGCTGGAACGCCATTTTTTGGCACTACAACAAATCATCCGTTCGTTTTAATGACAAACGACACCGAACGCGCACGCATCACGAGCGGGGGTGATTTTTTAACCGCTGGGAAAACCACGGCAAGTTCTACAACGGTTGGCGCAGAATTGTTGGCAAATGGACAGATAAATACCGCAAGCGCCAATATAGATAACTTAAACCTTTATAACACAACTGCCGCTGCTTATCGGTTTTACGTCAGTCCCGGCGGAACTGTTTTTGCCACTAATACGACCATTAGCGCCATTTCAGACCAGCGACTAAAGGAAAACGTCCGCGATTTGGATGTTGGCCTTGATGCGATTATGGCATTGAAGCCTCGCAAGTTTGACTGGAAGGAAGGAAAGGGGCAGGACAAGAAAGACGTTCGCGGTTTTATCGCTCAAGAGTTTGAGCAGGTATTCCCTGACTTAATTGACGAGTGGAAAGACCCGGCACCAGAAGGCGAGGAGCCATACAAATCCGTGCGTCAAGATTTGATTCCGGTGCTAGTAAAAGCCATTCAAGAACTGTCCGCCAAAGTCGCCGCATTGGAGGCCAAATGAACACCGGCCTCCTAATCTTGTTTTGCCTGCTGCAAGCCGCTGACGTTTACACGACGCTGACGGTACTCAAGCAAGGCGGCAGGGAGTTAAACCCCGTGCTGGCGAAACTCTTTGCCAAGTTCGACCCGTTGCCTGTGATGGTCGGCATCAAGTTGGTCGGCGTGTGGGCGTTGTGGTACGTCAATTCGTGGATGCTCACGCTCGCGGCGTGTGGTGTTTATGCTTATGTTGTGAGCCAAAACTATGGAGTAATGACCCGTGGACGTTGAACTGAAAGTATCGCTTGAGGAAGCCGTTGCCATCGTGAACTTGCTGGGGTCACTCCCGACCTCGCAGGGCGCACACCCGCTTTGGGCCAAACTCAAGGAACAGGTTGAGCCGCATCTGCCGAAGGAAGAACCGAAATGACCACGATCACTTGGAACATCAGCCAACTGAACTGCTTGCCGCAAGCCCCCGAAGGCGCGGATTACGTCGTCACGGCGCACTGGCAGTGCAACGGCGTGGATGGCAACTACTACGGCAGCGTCTATAGCACCTGCTCGTTCCCGGTCGTGGAGGGTACGTCCTTCACCCCGTATGCCAATCTCACGCAGGATCAGGTGCTGGGCTGGATTTGGGCGAGTGGCGTGGACAAAGACGCTACGGAAGCCGCTGTAGAGCAGCAAATCCAGAACCAGATCAACCCGCCGATTGTGACCCCGCCGCTGCCGTGGGTGACGCCATGATTAAACTAGAACTGTCCATTGAAGAAGTGAACGCAATCCTGCAAGTGCTAGGCGACTTGCCAAGCAAGACGGGGGCGTGGCCGCTCATCGTCAAGATCAAGGAGCAGGCCGAGCCGCAGGTGCCAAAGCCGGATGAAGTAAAGCAATGACATCGGTACAAGAACTGGAAGTTACCGTGACCAGCCACATTGATGTCTGTTCGGTACGGTACGAAGCAATCCATGCCCGTTTAAAGCGTCTGGAGAGACTCGTGATCTCAGTCGGAGGCACGGTCATTCTGGTGCTGGTCGGTGCGTTGGGTTCTATGGCAATGATGCTGGTGGAGGCATTGCAGAAGTGACTGAAACGACCGACATCGAAATGTTCAAGGCGCAGGTGCGAGCCGAGTTGAATCGGCTTGAGGCGCAGTCTTCGGCAAAAGAAGTCGCAGGCAAGGCCATTGGTAAAGATGGCCTCAAGTACATCACGGTCATCGTGGTCATCGGTGTCGTTTCCAGTCTTGCTTTGGAAGGCGAGAAGATTGCGGCGGTAATGGGCCTATTGGGCGCGTCACTGACCGCGCTGATCTCCATGCTCAACAACATTGCCGGGGCGAACGAGAAGGAAGACAAGCCTGAGTTTGGCGTAATCAAGGAATTGATTAACAAACTGGATCGACTTGACCGTAAGGAAATGCCGATGCGTGTCGATGTCGAGGGCGACCATGTGACTGTCACGAAGGGCGACGACGTAGTGAGGGCAAGCAAATGATGACCATGATTAGCACGTTTTTATCGTTCCTTGCGGGTGGACTGCCAAAGATTCTGCAAATCTTCCAAGACCGACAGGACAAAAAACATGAACTTGCTTTGGTCGCAGCCCAAAAAGAGCGTGAGTTAGCCCTTGCAGAGCGTGGGTTTATTGCGCAGGCACGGGTTGAGGAAATCAAACTGGAGCAAATCCAGACGCAGACGGCTGCTGAGGAACGCCAAGCCCTGTACAACCACGACATTGAGATTGGCAAGGGCGCGAGTCAGTGGATGATTAACCTGCGAGCCAGCGTCCGTCCTGTCGTGACGTACATTTTCGTGCTGGAGTTGGTTGCGTTGAACGTGGCTGGCGTTTGGTATGCCTACACGACCGGCATCCCCTTTGCGATTGCGATGGAAAACGTATTTAGCGACGATGAGATGGCAATTCTGGCGTCCATCATTGCGTTCCATTTTGGTGGCAGAGCGTTCTCGCAAAAATGATTGGGGTATACGCAATCAGGAATGTCGTTGCCGGAAAGGTATATATCGGCAGTAGTGGCAATATTAAGAAAAGGCTTATCTGCCAAAAGTCATACTTAAAGAACGGAAATCACCCGGCTACCATTCGTTCTTTGCGTGGAGCCAAGCAAGACATATCTCAATTTTCGTTTGATGTTGTCTGCGAAACGGAAAATATTGATCAGGCAAGAGAATTGGAAGACTTCCTTCTTGCAGAGATTCCGCAAGATCAACTTTATAACCTTGCTCTGGACTACACTGGCGGCAAGGTAAAGCGCATTAACTTGGAGCGGTATCGTGATGGCGCTGCCAAGCGTCTTTCTGACCCCGAGTTTAGAAACAAGTTAAGTCAATCCTGCAAAGGAAAGCGCCAAATCGTTACTTGCCCAAAGTGCGGTGTATCAGGTGGTGGCGGCAATATGCGCCGATATCACTTTGACAGGTGCAGGAATGAAAGTAAGTCCTGAACTGATTAAACTTGTAAAACACCACGAAGGTGTCCGAACGCGCCCATATCAATGTCCGGCGTTAATTTGGAGCGTGGGCGTGGGCCATGTGATTGATCCGACCCATGCGGCGGTGAAGTATGAGGAGCGCAAGAGTCTACCGATACCCGCAGGCTGGGATCGCGCCTTCACGATGGACGAAGTGGATCGGATTCTTTCTCAAGACCTTGGTCGGTTTGAGCGTGGTGTGGTTCGACTTTGCCCTGCTGCTGTTGGTCGTCAGGGAGTCTTTGATGCTCTCGCATCTTTTGCCTTCAACGTGGGTCTTGGCAATCTCCAGCGTTCTTCCCTTCGGATGAAGACCAACCGGGGTGACTTTGAAGAAGCGGCGGATGAGTTTCTAAAATGGACCAAGGCCGCGGGCCGTGTGCTGCCAGGCTTGGTCAAGCGCCGAAACGACGAGCGGGCCATGTACCTTGCAGGAGTAGCCTAATGCGAATTGCACTCGAACCGCGGACCACGGACCAGGGTCTGGTCGAGCCTGCGCATGTGATCGAAGTCTATTGCGACGCCTGTGGCTACGATCTGGACGAGGCGGAGTTGAATGCGGACACTTGTTCGGA